TGCCACCATGGACCTCTCCTTCTCCGCCGCCCAACGCGGCCCATGGGAAGCACAACACACCGCATGTTTCGGTGGTGCAGTTGCCCGCAGAGTCCGCGACGCACTGCACATGCCGTACGTGCTCAACCGCGAGGAGAAAGAATTCATCCTCAAGGTGCTGCGATGCGACGTCGTGTTCGAGGATCGCATCGCTCACACGCACCCCATGGTGCGTGCACTCCATGCGTTTGCAAACCATCATGCCTACAGGCATTGTGAGGGAGCAATTGACATAGGAGGAGACTTCCGCAACATCAAGCGGAGGGCAGTCCACGTTTGTGGGCTGGTTGACAACGCCAGGGACGAGTTGCGCCTACATCGCGCAATAGTAGATACGCGCCCAAATCTTGCGGGCTATTGTATCCACGGCGTTGAAAACTGCCATGAGCGCGCCGAGCGCGGCATAAGCGTGCATTCCGCTTATGACATCACTTGGCCGCAATGGCTCCAGGCCTTCGACAGTCACGGCCTCCGGGTCGTTGATGTCTGGCTTCTGGAGCCTGAGGAGCTGTTCGGCCGCACAACACCCCCCATATATGGCATCCAGATGCACAAGATGGCAGACAAATGGGTGATGCTTCTGGACGACGCTTGCGCAGGTTACACCCACTCAGATTTTGAGTGGCGCAAGTACAGAGAGATGGGGGGGACAATAGGCACCCACTTCAACATTGGCTGCTCACCCGAAGGGGGCTGGGGGCCATTGAGGCGCTACACGCTGTTCAGGTGCGTGCACCCCTTGCGCCAGATCACCCTGCGGCACCCAGTGGACCGCAACCTGGTACATGTCCCTACACCCGCGGGGCAGGTAATACAATGCCCGCGGACGGTCTGGCAAAACCTGCTTAGCTGGGCCTGCAGCAGAGCAGACAATAAGTTTGATTTCAGCTCACTGCTGGCGTACGCGCGTGCGTTGCGCCAACGCCTTGTGGTGGGAGGGCAGACCGTGCAGGAGGGCTGGTCACAAGACCCAAGGCAGGTGCATGAGCTCTGCGTGGCCTGCTTTGTGATGGCCGCCGCCATGCGCTACACGCGCACGCAAAACATTGCAGTGGCCTTCGCAGAGCTGCGCCGAGAACAACAACGCGGGGGCTTTGAGCGGTGGTTCGATGAGCTCAAGGATAAGCTCGGACTCACGCGAGTGGGCGTGATCCGTTTCCTGGAGAAGGATCTGCACAGGCTCAGGGAGCTGGACGACAAGGCAGACATCCTCACGCATTACCTGCCGGCCATATATCAGGCCCCGGAGGATGAGGTGCCGGAGACCGCACCACAAGAGGCGCCAGCTGCCCCACCGGACAACCACGAGCAGGACTGCATGAACGATTACCGCTTCTGCCTTGAATCAACCGCCGCCAGCGCCGGTGAGTTTGCAGGGGTTGCCCAAGAAGCACTAGACAACCTCCCCGACCAGTTGCGGCCAATCTGCCCGGCCCGCATTTTTGTCCAGGGCCCCCCAGGGAGCGGCAAATCCACCGCCTTCGCAGACTGGTCCACCAGCAAGAAGCAGCAGTGCCTCGTGGTGGTGCCTACACGCAAGCAGGTGTCTGACTGGACCGCCCGCGGCTTTCATGCGTGTACAACAATGTCTGCCTTCAAGACAGCTGCAGCATACCGTCGCATCATCATCGACGAAGTCACCCTGCAGCACGCCGGGGCTGTCCAGTTCCTGGCACGCATGCCACACCTGGAGAAGGTGTACGCCCTCGGGGATCTGCACCAGATCGACTTCACCGACTTTCAATGTACTGGCTTCCGGGCAGACCTGAAGCGCCTCTACGAAGACTGGTCCCGGACCACTCTGACAGAGACACACCGCTGCCCTCAGGATGTGGTTCAGCTGCTCAAACCCATTTACGGCTGGACCGGCACGAGCCGAGTGGAGAAGTCAATAATTAAGGGGGTGTGCAACCGAGGCGCACAGCACTTGTGCTTCAGCCAGGCCACCAAGGCCCTGCTCGCCACCCGGGGACTCACCGCCTTGACAGTGCATGAGGCGCAAGGCTCCACCTTCCGCGCCGTGTGCATACACGTCGAGGCAGCGGACGCCCCTCTGGTGCGAACCAGCAGAGCACACACAGTCGTGGCCATCACACGCCACACTGGAAGCCTGGTGATCGTGGAGAACGGCACGATTGCTCTCAGCGAACGCCTTGAGGAGCTCAGAGCACAATTGTTAACTGAGCCGACCCTCACAGAGGTGACTGTGCCTGAAGATATCGTGCCAGTGGCTGTGCATGCAACCTCCGGGTCAGATGAACCACCGAACACCGGCGCCACGCTCGCCGACATGGGTACCACGTTCGGGGCGTGCTCGGGCATCGAGCGGGTGACAAAGGAAAACTTCCCAGAGCCGGCCAACAAGACAACGCTCTGCCTCTCCGAGGGCTACTCGGAGTGCCAGACAGCCCGCATCGGCTTCACCGACGTGGTCCAGGAAGCATGCCGCCAATCACGGCCACAGGACAGGGGCGCCCAGGTCGCAGCCCTGCTGGACCGCGTGTGCGCCCGCAACAATAACGTCGGGGCACGCCTGGCCCGGCAGAGAGCCACCGCCATGTTCACAGCCTTCCGCCAGTGGTGTGATGATCAGCCCGCAATTCTGGAGCAAGAGCCACCTCTCAGAACAGCCGAGTGTTTGCGGGCAGCAGCAGAGAAAGACCCGGAACTACGGCAGTACTTCAAGGAGCATAACTTGCGGGACCTCATCACGTGTAAGAACCACCTGAAGGCCCAGGCGAAGTTCGCCGGGAACGTGCTTGTCAAGGCCAAAGCGGGCCAGGGCATCAATGCATGGAGTAAGCAGGCCAATTTGGCCATCGGCCCTTTCATCCGGGCCGCCCAGGAGGTGCTGCTGCGATGCCTGAAACCTAACGTTTGCATGGTGTTGCACCAGAGCGAGCGACAGCTGGCGGACTGGATCAACTCCCAGGACCTTGAGGTGCCGTGCGTGTGCAACGACTTCACCGAGTTCGACAGCACGCAGAATGACACAACAGCACACTTCGAGGCCAAGGTGCTGCGCTGGCTCGGCACACCCGACAGCGTGTGCCAGCTCTACCTCGCGCTCCGTGCAGCGGCCCGGATTGAGAGCACCATGCTGTGCGTCGACGCACCCTACGCACGCATGTCTGGCGAGGCCAACACGCTGTTTGGCAACACGATCGTCACCATGGCTGTCAACGCCTTGCTGCTGCCCGGCAACTTTGCGTGGGCGGCATTCAAAGGCGACGACAGCATCGTGGCCAACCCTGAGCATGAGGCTCCAGTGGAAGGCGTCGAGCAGCTGACCGGCATGATTTGCAAGGTGGAGAAGCCAGAAACTCCGGAGTTTGTGGGTTTTGTCATTTCGGACCGCGCGTACCCAGACCTCAAGCGCGCGGTTGGCAAACTGCTTGGTAAGGGGTACCCAAACGATCCGATCGCACGGGCAGACCTCATGCGCAGCGTCCAGGAACGCTTGTGGCTGATACCAAAAGACAGGCAACACCAATGCTGCATGACCAACGCGGCAAGGCACATGGTGGAGTACGCGGAGGCAGTTAACTGGTTGTGTGCGCTGAAAAACGCAGCAGCAGAACTGCCGTCGCCGTGCTTGAAGCACTGCCTGGAAGTCAGAATAAATAACCCTGTGGAATAGAGCGCATGCCGAAGACAGCGCAAAATCCAGCCAAGCCCCAGGCTAAGAAGGGTAACCCCACCACCAAGCCAAAGAACAAACCCAACAAACCCAAAGACCCCGCCGTCCCAAAACTCAACAAGAGACTCACTGCCCTTGAGCGCAAGGATGACGGCCCCAAGGTGGCGGACCAGTTCACCTGCACAGTCAACCTCGGCGTTGTTAACGCAGCCGAGGTTGACGATTTCACCCGAGCTATGCAGGTGTTCCTTAGTCCACTGCTGCTCAAGGATGTCAATGAAGCTAGCGCCCGCACCACACCCCTTTCCACCAGAGCCTCCCAGTACAGCATGTACCGCATCAGCCATCTGCGGATTGACGTGCTGCCACTGGTCGGCGCTTCGGGGGTTGGTGGAACCACAGGGCTGCTCAGTTTGCAATTGGACTCCTCGCAGGGCGCAGCTGTCAACTACGACGCTGTGGCCACACGGCCACACGTCGTGCTGTTGCCCGGCCAAAGAACCAGTTTCAAACCTCGTGCACCTGTGGGCACTGGCTTCAAAGGTGGCTGGTACTACACCAACACAGCCGCCAATGATGGTGCAGCCTGCCTCGGGCCCTCAGCAGAGGTGTTTCTCCTGGGTCGCACCACCAACATCTACACCAACAGCCCCTTCACTGGCCCCCTGTTTCGTCTTGCTGCCCATGCAACCTACCAGTTCGCCAACTACACTCCAAATCCTACCTTGGCGACACTGCAAACAGACTTGCAGGAGACTCGAGCAGAGGTCTCAACGAACGACCGCGGAGAGATCGTCGTGTCATTCGACACACCACTCCTGGGTGGCGCCTTCCACACCACGCGCCCAGGCATTGGCGATGCTATCTTCGCGGTTCTCGACACAGTGGGCGGCCTTGCCTCGCAAGTGCCCGTCCTCGGACCTCTGCTCGACACAGGGCTCGCCTTCCTAAAGCCAATCTTCAAATCCAACACTGGCTTTGCGGCGGCACCCACCCACGACTACCTGGTCTGCGGCTCTTTCGACCAGGCCAAAGTGGGGAACGCCCTCACTACCAACAAGGGACTGAATGGCCCAGTTGAGGTCAGCCTCCAGTGCCAGCAGCTGACCCCTATGTCCGATGGCAGCTCGCTGGCCCCCGTCGGGCCGGAAGCGACCATAACTTTGCCACACAGGTACTTTGAAATGACGCCTGTAAGCTCGGCGAAGTTTGCCATCACCTGCCCCTTCTTCGGAGGGGTGACGGAGGAGGCACTCCCCACTGAGGGTGGAGTGGCCCGTGTCCCTAGCCTCCGCATCAATCAAAGGATCAAATGCACGAATTATGCCAATGTGAATGAGCACATCACCACAGATTACATTGGCTTGCGTGACTTTGATTATTACCTCCATAACCAGGCAGATGAACAGGACATCCTGGTGAAGTGGCACATCAACCCGCCCATCTACCAACCCACCAACTCCGCCGTGCTCCAACACAAAGGCGACGTGGCAGATGATTACAGCGGGTATCTTGGGCGCCTGCAAGACCTTTGCGCCCAGGCAGACCTCCTCCCAAGCATGGTTTCAAGCGATGGCTGGACACAGGGCTGGCTCACGGTGTCCAGCACACCCGACCAATTCAAAGTGCCGGTCGGCACACGCCTCGTGTGTGTGCACTACAACATCTGGCAACCCACCATGCTCGAGGCGGGGATCGACCCCCCGAGGCAACAACGCTTCGGCTGGCTGATGGTGGAGCCAAACGGCTCCCAGTACGTTTTGGGCTTCTACGACCCTCACGTCAAGAAGAACAATGCAGTAAATCTGCAAGGCGTACTGCACAGCTTCACCATCACAGACAGCAGAGACATCGCTGGTTGGGCAGGCGGTAAAGAAATAGCAAGAGCTGTTCAGAGCGCAAAATGCTTGCCAGCGCCGCCGCCCGATACGGAGCCTTCCACCTCCTCAACTGCCTCTCCGAGAGACTCTTCGGCCACTCGCCAGACGTCACGCTGGCAGCCGGCATGGTAGCGCTCTCGTTGGAGCATCCTGAGGGGGAGATCCACGTCGGTCCGGGAGAGCCCGACGACGTGGCGTTCGAGATGTTGTTTGCCATCTACCACATCTACGGACAGCGCGTTAAATCCTATTTGTGCAC